GGCATTACGCATTCCAATATTAGTTATTGCTGGAACTGGCATCTAAATACCTTGTGCGATCCTTACATTATAGAGTATTTAGATGTCATATAAAGGAAAATACCAACCATCATTTCCACAAAAATATAAGGGAGATCCGACAAATATCATATACAGATCTTTATGGGAAAGAAAGTTTATGGTCTATTGTGATCTCAATGAGAAAGTGTTGGAATGGGGATCGGAAGAAATGTTTGTGTGGTACAGATCACCAATAGACAGTAAACCTCATAGATATTTCCCAGATTTTTATATCAAAGTTCAAGAATCTAGTGGTCAAGTTAAAAAGTATTTGATTGAGATTAAACCAAAACGGCAAACGACTCCTCCTCCCAAACAACAGAGACAGACTAAAAAATATCTCTATGAAGCATACGAATATGCCAAAAATCAGGCAAAATGGGAAGCGGCAAAAGAATGGTGTGCTGATCGTGGATATGAATTCAAAGTTCTCACAGAAAACGAATTAGGTATTTAAGATGCCTAGAAAGACACTCAAGCAAAGGCAAGAAAGAAACCCGACCGATGATAATGATAATCGGGTACGTTCTGTCATTGATAATGTAATCGGAACTGAAGATCCCGATGATTTAATGCTTGAAATTATGAGTGTGTTACAAGAAAGTGGACGAGTTCCACAGGCAGGTAAGTATTATACATTCGTTTATAATCCAAAGACACCAAATATATCTTACGATCAAAATCCTTTAGTCGCAGTGACTGAAGTTTATAAATGGGGATTTAAAGCCATTAATTTTCACTGGGGTCAATTGAGACAATATACCTGGAGTGAAGTTGCTGGGCAGTTATATGAGGTTTATCCAGACGAATTAGCGGATTTAAGAGAGGTGCCTTTTGCCAATATCCGTCTAAATAGTTAAAAAATAGCCATATGGCGACAGCAGTTCCCCCACAAGTATTGAGATATCCTTTAGAAGCAATAACAGAAGAGACGGACTATCTTCAAGTTCGCCTAATTAACAAAAATTTTGCTGGACAGACATTGATAAGATCTAGAGGATTTGCCAATCCATACCGTTCTGACAATCCATCAAATGATTTGTTAGTATCATCCAGACAACAATTTCCAGCAGAAACAAGATCTTTCATACAGTCAGTTCTTGGTGTCATTCTATTACCAATGCCATCAAATATAACTGATGCTAATAGTGTAAATTATTCGGAAGATACTTTAGACGCTATTACAGCAGGAGTAGGTCAAGGCGCTTTAAAAATAATGAATACGGATCTTCCAAATGATGCTGGTGGTGGAGTAACAAAATTTTTAGAACAATTGGGAAAAAATTCATTAGATTCATTTAAAGGTTATTTAAATACTTCTGGTTTAAAAGATATCTATCTAAAAAAATTAGCGGCAGAAGCAGCAGGTATTGCTGGGGTTGGAAATGTAACTCTTAATCAAATTTTAGCAAGAGGTGAAGGACAAATTTTAAATCCCAATATGGAACTTTTGTTTAATGGTCCCACAATTAGGAATTTTAGATTTTCTTTTAAGTTAACTCCAAGAGATGAAAAAGAAGCAAAACAAGTCAAATTAATTATTGGATCCCTTAAACGTCATATGGCACCTATAGATGCTGGTACATTTTTGGGAACACCAAACTTTTTTGAACTAAGATATAAACAGGGACGTGATAATCATAAATTTTTACACAAATTTAAACAATGTGTTCTTTCTGATATGAGTGTTAATTATACAGGAGAAAATATTTACGCAACATATTCAGATGGAACTCCCGTTTCTATGATTATGGATCTTACATTTAAAGAACTTGAACCAATTTATGCTCAAGACTACAATGAATTAACACCTGAAGATGGGGTGGGATTCTAATGGGATACTTTAGAGAATTACCAGACCTCGCATATCAGTCTTTCTTACCTGATAAAAACTCCTCACAGGATTATGTCATTGTCAAGAATCTTTTCAGAAGAGTTAAACTTCGTGATGACTTATATAATGTATTCACCATCTTTAACAAGTATCAAATCAAAGATGGTGCTCGTCCAGATACCGTTGCCGACGAGATCTATGGAAGTCCAGAACTAGATTGGGTTGTTCTGACCACTGCCAACATCATCAATGTCAGAGATCAGTGGCCTCTATCAGACTATCAACTTTATAATTATGCCGAGAACAAATATGGCAACGATCTTACGAAGATCAGATTCTATGAGACTACAGAAGTTAAAGATTCTTCCAACCGCCTGATTCTTCCTGCTGGTAAAGTTGTAACCCAAAACTTTACAATACCAGATCCAGATGATGGAACAAAAACTCTGAGTCCTGTGACTGGTATTACAAACTATGAGTATGAAACCAGAAAGAATGATGAAAAAAGGTCCATCTATCTTCTCAAACCAGCGTATCTACAACAGTTTCTGAATGATATGAGAAGAGAGATGTTATATTCAGAGTCTTCGGAATACGTAACAGACACTCTGATTCAGACTCAAAATACTAACATTACACTACCACAATAATTCTAAGTTCTTATCAAAAACCATCACATATCGGTGCTTGCGGGAGCGGTCTTTCCATTCTCCTTCAGCACCTTTAATTTTGCCTCTAGAGTGTTTAGTTCCGTCTGCATAGTAGAAATCTTTCTTTGAGTCTGTGAGTCCGCAATATTTAAAGTTACAAGCCCGATAGATTGTACCACTATGGAAATCACTATCAGCGTAAGAGATGATTGCTTTAACTTCAGCATCCTTCCGTAACTGTCTAATCGCTCTTGAAACAAACCAAGAAGTGATATTATGCTCACTAGATTGGGTATCTGGATGGATGCAGAGACGGGAAAGTTCAAATAGTCCTTGTTGATCATTTCGTTCAAGTCCAAATGCTCCTTGTGCGACTTCTGGAACAGGGAGTCCAGTGAAAACACAGACTCCCTGAATACCGCCAATATTCAAAGGGCAGAAGTCATTACCCTTATACAAACCGTAGTTGTAACCACTCTTAAAAGATTTAGAAAAGTCCTTAAGATAATGAAACCGCAGAAGTAACTCTGCGGATTCGGACTTGCTTACACGGTCAATGTAGTAATCAGTCTTCACTCCTCAGCAAGACGGGCGAAGTACGACAGGGCATCATCATCCTCATCTTCTTCCACTGCGGGACGGCGAGTGGGTTTCAGAGAAGACAGTTCCTCACGGAGATCTTCGGTCAGTTCACGAGTAGAACCACGAGTGTTGTCTTCATCAAGATCTTCAGGATCTTGATAACGGGGAGTGCCTTTGGAACCAAGCACATAGTCCAGACGCTTCTTCAGTTCATCATAAGACTTGAACTGATCGGCAGCAACGAGTTCTGCCAAAGAATACTGCTTCTTCCACACTGCTTCCATTGCGTCATCATCATCCAGCAGAGGAGCAGGGGCGGCAAACTCACTGGAATCATAGTTACGATAACCAGCAACATTCTTTGCCTTCAGTTTGAAGTTGGCACCTTGCCAGAAGTCAAACGGATCAATTGCTTCCTCATCTTCAAACTCAGGTTGCATCGCAGCAGTCAGTTTGTCAAAGATCTTCTTACCGAACTTAAACAGGAAGACTTTACCTTCGTTGGCAGGGTTAGCAGGATCCTTCACCACATAGATGTTGGAAACATAAGTCAGTTTACGCTTCTGCTTACGTGCCAGTTCCTTACCAGCATCAGTGCCGTTGTTCCACAGTTCAGAGTTCAGTTCGGACACAGGATCCTTCTGATTCAGAGTGGTAAGACTGTTCTCAATATACCAACCAGATACTCCCTGAAAGGCGTGTGAATAAATCTTCACAAACGGAAGGTCTTCTCCATTAGGGGCAGGGAGAAAACGAATTACAGCATATCCGTTTCCTGCCTTGTCACACTCTAATTTCCATACACGTTCATCGGAGGAAGAATTGGAAGAATTCATCTTCTCAACTTCCTTAACAAGTTTGGCGGTAAGATTACCGAGTTTGGATTGTTTTTTAAGATCCGAAAAGGACATTTGGATACCTCAGATAGTTTGGATTCGGGGGATTTACTTAGATAGTATAGCGAAGATTGAGTCACCTGTCAATGAATTGCTTGAGAGACTCAATGGTCTTGTTCATACTACTGAATAAAACTTGCATATCAGTCTCTGGTGGGAATCCCATCAGAGCCACTGATTTGCGTAGGTTCTCTTTCATCTCAACCGCTTGTGGGTCATCTGAAAGGGACAACCTAGTATACATCACTCTCTGCTTTTCTAGCAAGAGCTCAAGTTTCTCAATGTGTTCCAGTTTGGTCTCACGGGGCATCATACCGAAAGTCAGAATGCTTCCGTAGATTTCCTCTTGTAACTTGTTGATTTCTCTCAGTTCGTCTTGAATAATATCGGAGTCAAAAAAG